TTTTGTACGCTACTGTGCTGCTGCCTATAAAACCATCTTTAGATACTTCTAAATCTTGTTGTGTTTCACCTACAATTAAACAACCTGATGTATGTTCATCAGTATTTCCTGTGTGTATAAGAATATAGGTAAAGTTAGGCACATCTTGTATATGCAACATGCCATAGTGTGCGTTCTTATATCTCTCTGAATACTTAGCATGGAAACCACCTGTCTTTCTAAACTTAATATCGTAAGTTCCTTCTGGTATGCAGGTTTCGTGCATTACCTTTACTGCTTGATATTGGTCCTCTAATGTGTAACATTCAAACAAACCATCAATGAATAGCAACCCATTTGTTGCATCTGTTCCAAATTGTGTTCTAACTACAGTTAACTTCACCTATACCTCCATATTCTCCATCACATATAGTAATGTAAGTACCTTCTTCGTTAACAAAAGTTGTACACATTACTTACCACCACAGCAACCACTACCACAGCAGTCCATGTTATTCTCCTTTTCTAAAGCCTATGGTTAACAACCATATACCTAAAGTTATTATAGTAGCTAATCCTGTGATTTGTTGAGCACTTCCAGTAAGTGTAAGTGTTGCAATCACTAAACCAACTAAAGTCCAACTAAGATTTAGTGTTTCTTTAATTGCTTCTATTAGCCAAGACCATAACTTTTTAATCATTAGCTTCTCCTAAATATAAACGCAGCCATACTAGCTATTCTAGTCAAGATTACAGGAACTACGACCTCCTGTGCTTTTTCTTTCTGGTCCTGTGTCATATCATCAGATATGTTTGACAAGTTTATCTCTGTTATGTTGTCAAAATCTACTAATACTTCTATAGGATTTTCTAAGAAAGCCTCATACTGTACCTCTGTCACAACATCAGCCAGTGTGTAATCCTCTACATCAGCGTTCTCTACTGCTCTTTCTACATACTCTTCAACTGCTTCTGCTACCACCTCATCTTCTTTTACAGCTTCAGCAATAATCTCTACATCTTCTGTTTCTACCTGTAATACTTCTGCTACAACTTCTACCTGTTCTTCTGTAAGTTCTGCTACATCTTCAATAGCTTCTTCTACTACTGCCTGTATAACTTCTTGTACTTCTTCTGATACTTCTTCTAAGTTCTGTACACCAACATCATTAACTTCTTCAAGAACTTCTATGACTTCTTCTGTTTCTAGTTCCTCTACATATTCTTCTATAGCTTCAGCAACTTCTTCCTCTGTTGCATCTTCTTCTACGATAGGAACTTCTACAACTTCCTCTATCTCTGCAACTTCTATAGCTACTTCTTCTTCAGTAAGTTCTTCAGGCTCTTTTATTTCTTCTTGTATATCCTGGTCTTTGACATCTTCCTCTTGAACTGTATCTTCTCTGATGATGTCATCTCCTGGTATCTCTTTATCCAACTCATCTTCTATAATCTCTTCTTCTATAACTTCTTCTTCTATAATAATTATTATTTCATCTGGTATCTCAATGATAATTTCTTCAAAGTCAAATTCTTCTTCAAGGACCTCAACATCAATCTCAACTTCCTCTTCAACAATATCTTCTTCTTTGATAGGTTCAATATCTTCCACTTCATCTTTAGGTTCCACTTCAGGTACCACAACATCATCATCAGGAAGCTCCTCTTTGGTATCTGGTTGTTCTTCATCAACAACTATTATAACTTCTTCTTCTGGTTCTTCTTCAGGTATATCACAATCTCCACGCTCTATCTGTGCATCAGTCATATAACAACCATACGCTTCTTCATTAGCTTTACGCTGGTTATCTCTATCAACAGTTCCATCTTCTACTTCTGATGGTTTATATTCTGCTTTAGAACCATCTTCCATTACAACCTCTACCTTTTCTGGTTCAGGTGGAGGTGGTGGTGGAGGTGGTGGAGGTGGCACAGTAGTAGTTGTTGTGGTTGTAGTAGTTGTAGTTGTGCTAGATGTAGTAGTGGTATCAGGCACAGTAGTTGTACTTGATGTAGTTGTTGTAGTAGTAGATGTATCTACACAAGTAGTAGTAGGTGCTGTCCACTCTCCTAAATTTATAAATGGTAATTGATTAGGTATTGTAATAGTTTGTTCTGCAGTTAATGTGCTATAACTATTATCTGTATCATTATCAGACCTTATTTGTGTTCTAAATGTACCATAAGGGTTCTCAAAATATGTTTGTAAATCTTCTAAAGAAAATACATAGTAGTTCCATACAAGATTATCTGTATGTCCAAAAGAAGTAGAGACACAATAAGCAGTAGTTGTATCTATCGTTTCATCACTTATAGTAAACCATATTGTATATTTTTCAGGAGGACTATCTTCAAATCCATCAGATGTATATATACCTATAGTTAAATCACCTGTTGAAGTATCTAATGCTATTGACTGATTGTATGCAGGTTGTGTTGGTACATGGTCAGCCATTACAGGCAAAGGTATTAATAAAAAAA